CACCCAAGCACCAGAACCGGCTGCCGAGGCAATCACAGTACCATTCACCCGACCAGCACCCGCAAAAGCACCCGCAGACACGTCAGTCTGGGCAATGGCCGAAGCCACGCTAATACCGAGTTCTTTGTTGGTCGAGCCATTGGCACTGTTCATCTGAGGAACAGCAGTTGCGATCTGAGACAGCGAAGTTACCGTACCGCTGTAAATAACAGCTTCAACAGCAGACCCGTACGCGGACAGGTTGACAACCGCACCAGACCGAAGAGTCACACCTTGTACAGTCAAGACAGTACCCGTAGTGGTGACTTGGACGCGATACCATTTGTAACCTGCAAGCACGGCACGGTAAGTACCAGCAGCAGTAATAGTAAGCACACCACCATTCTGTGACTTAACTTCCTGAGCGGGAATGGTGTCCCAGGTCGTTTGAGTCAGATCGTTGGTACCTTGAACAGTCAGGACAGTCGTGGTGATAGCTGAGATTTGCAGATACACTTCAGTGAAACCGTTGGTGTCCATTGGTCCGACTAGCGTCTGGCCAGCAGTCACAGTGTAAGTCCAAGGAGCGGGAACAACAGCATTCACCCCACCGGGAGTCAGAGTCGCGTACACAGTACCAGACGTGTAGGCGGTCATATTTGCCCGGAGATACAGAATACCATTACCAGTACCCGTGGGTAGATTAATACTGAAAATACCAACTGCAGTGGTGCTAGACGCAGCCTGAGCAGTAGCGCTCGAGAGCGGCACACCATTGACGCTATTCCAAGTCGTCCCGTTAGTTGAATACTGGAAGGTCACAGTACCGACAAACTGAGCAGTAGCACCGGGGCCGTTAGTCAGTGAGAGATAGTGGGAACATCCGGGTTCAACCTGCCACTGAACAGTAGCATTCAGTGCAGCCATCGAGATTACAGAAGGCTGAGCCAGGAGCTGAGGGGTATTGGAATTAACAGCGATTTCAGACGCTGGAAGCGGGACAGTCAGGTCCGTGTGAAGTTGCGATAGACTGGTATTTATGGTCGTCTGAAGAGCCGAAGTGGCGGCACCAGACGGGAGGGCCGAAGAACTAACAGACACAGCACCCAGTGGGGCAGTCGTATAGTCAGTTGCAGGGGGTGTGCCAGCAAGCTGCGTACCAGTGGTCATATTGATCCAGAAATTACCAACAATCCCGGAACCAGTCGGGTCAGCATTGATAATGTGAACCAGTTGGTCACCAATAGAGTAGCCAGTACCGGCTGCAGTAGCCTGGAAGTATTGAGCGCCTTCAGCGTAGGCAGTACCGCCACCACCACCACCACCAGAGCTGGCAGCAAGAGTAACCACATCAAGGCGAAGAGAACCTAGGCCGTCAGTCGAACTCGCAACAGCGTTGGGGACACGTACGTACCAGGTTTGGATGTCATTGACATTTGCCCAGAAAGCCTTATGGCAGACAGCAATCCCGCTAACCATGTCAGTCGGTGGGCTAGTGCCCTTATGGACATAAAAAGTGTGCGTATGGGGATACGCGGAAATTCGGATAAAGCCGATGCTACCGGTCGACACTGCGACCCAACCATCTTCAGGCTTGATGTAGTAGTTGATAATTTGGTTAGCCATTGATTTTCATATCCTTTGGCGAAAGAGTGGGGAGAGCCCACAATGAACTCTCCCCTAGAAGTATTACTGACCGTTAATCCGAACCAGACGACGCCGGTCGATGACGGAAGCCGTGAGGGCCACGTCGAATCGAACTTGGTGTTCGCCGGTATTGAACACGGAGTTCTGCCACATACGGACAGTCAGCGGCACCTTGGTCAGCGCCTTACGCGAACCGATACCGGTCGCAGGCATGATCAGGTCCGCGGTGTTCACGACGATTGCACTCTTGTCGAGGATCGCACGAGGCTTAGCCAGAGCAGACGCGGTGGTCACCCAGGTCACAGAAGCACCGTCCGTAGGGGCAACGTTAACAGTCGCGTGAGCGGTGTTGTTGTTGATCTGCGGATTCACAGTGCTGAAAGCAGACGGGATAATCATCGCAGGGAAAATCCGTACGCCAGTCACAGCACCACCAGTGGCAGTGTAGTTACCGATCACGCGGAATTGCTGCAGATAAGTCTTACGGGCTTGCAGACGGTTGTCGTACGCATACACACCAGCGATGGTAAACACTTCACCGTCATTGATGGTTTGAGTACCAGCACCGATGGACATCGAGATCGTCTGGGTCATGAAGTTACCAGGAGCGCCCGAGATGGCCACATCGGAGTAGTTCACATTCGTACCACCAGAGGCGGTGAAGGTGGACGTACCATGGGTACCAGCCTGCAGAGACGGGAGTTGCTGGGTGAACAGCGTGGGAATACCCGCGATGGAACCATCCCAACCGTTGCGGTACACGCCCTCACCGATACCCGGCAGAGAGGCGTTACCCGAAGCGGCATTGAGGTTCTGGTTCACGACTTCCGAACCCAGGGACTGCTTGTCGCCATAGGTCATGACAGCTCGCAGGTCACCATCCATAACACCTTCTTCCTTCAGACGAGTATAGCCAGAGGCCACGTCGTCATAGGCGGCAATGTTATTACCGAAAGTGCCCAGATAGTTGTTGGACGCATTAACGGCGAAACCCAGGATGTACGCATCGATCTGTTCCGCGAGGTTCAGAGCAACACCCTTCAGGGCTTCAGACTCACGAGCAGCACCGATATCGCGAATCTTCACGAAATCTTGCCAGCCCATGGACGCACCGAATACGTCTTGCACCTTGTGTTGTTCAGACCCGAAGACGGTATTCTGAGTACCAGCAGCGGACAGGTCTTGAACGCCAGAGGTCGTACGAGTCACAACGTAACGAGGCACGACTTGCTCGACGATAGTCAAAGCATTTCGGTCATTCATTTCATTGTCAAACTTACGCCACGTAACGAGTTCCGAAGCGGTCAGGTTATTTTGGAAAATAGAGGCAAACGAGTTGAGGACAAGCTTTGCCTGATCAACGGTAACAGTACCGGACATTGATTAGGATTCCTTTATGAGTGATATATTATTTGCGTTTCGACTTGAAGAATTCGCGTTCGAACGCTTCCAGGTCGTCGGTGTCTGGGGCCACTGAAGGTGCGGCACCACCAGTTCCGCGTGCAGTTGCACTGGGCGGGGGTGGGGCTTTACTGATCTTGGGCTTAGCCACCAGTTTTTGAGCTTCAGCCTCAATGAACTTAGCTTCGATCCGACCTAGGGCGAGGGTCGCTTTTTGTGCGCCACTATTTACAATCGTGCGGGCTTCACTGGGGTTGCTAGACAAGTAGTAGAGGACATCTGGTCCGTGGTCCATAGACTGCAGAACAGTTGCGAGGTAGTTTGCATAGTCCGGCGGAAGGTCAGCGAAACCATTCAGTAGAACTTGACCCTTTTCAACCAGATCGGGGTAACGTTCTTTAGCGCTTTCCACTTTCGTGGTCCAAGACTCTTGCAGTTGTTGAGCACGAATGTTTTGTTCTTGAACTTTGCGTTCTTCTACCGCCCGTGCGTTGGCCGCTGTACGCTCTTGTTCAAGCGTAAACCGGGTCAGGTCGCGGATGTAGGACGGGTCGAATTCCCCAAGAGCGTATTTGGGGGAGCCATCAGCGTTGAGTGCGTCAGGGCTCGGCTCTTCAGACGTGGGAGTCTTCACTTCCGCGGGCTTTAGTGCGGCCAGCTTGTCTTCGAACTCTTTACGCATAGCTTCAAGTTGACGATCGGACTCACGCTTGATTTCCTCGCGTTGCCGTACCAACTCATCGATACGTTCTTGAACTTTTGACTTCGGCTTAGCGAGTTCGATCTCGGCTTCGCTTTCATCTTGATCCGTCAGTTCACCGGATTGGGCTTCGGTCGACTCCGACTCCGTCTCAGCTCCTTGTTCTTGTTCCGCTCCCGGCTTGGCGTCCGGCTCGGCTACTTTAGTTCCGCCAAAGAACTCAGTAGCAAAAGCGTCAAGATCATCAGTAACATCAACAGTAGCTTCGGTAGTAACTTCGGTTCCACTCATTTAGGTTTTACGGTCCTTCAACCGGATGCCACCCCATTTATTGCGATGATTGTTGACTAGCTGGTGTGGTCATGCCACTAGTCTTCATCGAAAGTCCCTTAAGAGCAATTTCTTGTTGCCCTTCCAGTTGCTTCTGCTTTTGCTCATGAGCCTTGTAGTCCATGGTAGCAGAGTGGGTCAACTGAGCTCGTTGGATATCATGTTCATCTAGCTTGGCAGAACCGTCTAGCATCTTGCTAAGGGCCTGTAGCTCGAAGTTCTTTTCGTTTCCACGGTCTTGGGCGATAGCCGCGATCCGCTTCGTTTCCGAATCATAAGACATCAATTCAAGTTTCTTGAACTCAAGTGTCTTATCTGTCTTCAACATTTGGTTTTCTTGTTGAAGCTGTTGTATTGCTTGTTGTGCCTCAGCCTGCATTTGCTGCACTTGGGCGGCGGGGACAGGAGGAGGACCACCATCGTCTTCGTCGTCGAGAAGCGCAGGCGGAATGGTTTTCTTAAGACGGGCAGCGAGCTCTTCAGCCCCGGGCCAGTCTTGTGCCTTAGCAACCAGGTCACCAGCAACACCCATCAACTGCGGCCACACTTGGATTGCATCCATCATGGCTTCAGCGGCTTCAACACGCCGTGTGGTGTAAGACGTACCAGTAGTCAGAGCCACATCAAACTTGCCAATACCGAGGTCAACTGCCTTCGGGTCCATGGGGTCGTTGATGCGCTTGAACTTAACCGATTCATCTTGTCCCACCAATCGAATGACACGGGTGCCATCGTAAATCTGCGGGATAAGCTGATTGATTACGTCACCGGCTTCGAGAAGAGCGGCGTCAGCGTTGTCGTAGTACGTCTGTGAGGCGACATCGCCTTCATGTTGACGCGACATAATCGCCTTACCGGACGTCTCGTTAGACCGAATACCCAGGCTTGCGTCTTGAATACCGCTGACATCTTTCATGTCCTGGGTATTCATAGTCACTTCCTGGAAGATCGCTTGCTGAGGTGCAGGCGGCTCAATTCGCTGAATGTTCTGGCCAATAACGGCTTCGTCATTGACAATCAGCAAGGGGTCACGGGTCAAGTGTGCCTTTCGGAACGCTTCCTGTCTCCCTTCGACAGCCGACTGAGTTGCCAGCCATTGAGCCTTAGGTGCATACCCAAGTTGCTCGGCGGCAATGGAACGCCAGAAGTTCTTCAGTCGGGCAGGGTCCTTCATAAATCGGACCAGACCGTAGCGGACTCGACGCCCAGCTACGTTAACAATACGACCAGACATACGAATGATCGGCAAACGCTTCAGCCGATACTCGAACGGACCAGCCAGAATGTCGAAACCAGTGCAATAATGCATTTGAGCATAACGACACCAGACCAGACGAGTCTTTACCGGGTTGCCGTTGGCTTCAAGAATGCTATCCATATTGCTGTCGTCAAGTTCAAACACCTTGCCGTTGTCAAACAGGGCAAGAACCTTCTGACGCTCGATCATGCGCCAGTATTCAGTTACCCGATAAGCTTCTTCATCCATCCAACCAGCCATCGTAACCCGATCAATCTTGTCGGTTTCAGTGAGGTTGGAGCCACCAGCAGCGTTGGGCCACTTACGCGTGAATTCGTCCTTCGGGATGCGGTCATCGACAAAAACACGCTGTGCATCGCGCCCAGTTGGATCGACCGAGAACCGGTCCCACACCACTGCCATGGCGTCCTCAATTGGGCGGATAAAGATGTCTTGGTCGAACACGTCATCTTTGGCATACTCGACGGCGACTTTGAAAGCGGCATCCCCGCACTGGATCATACTTTCAAAGGCTTGGTCATAAGAGCGGTCAGCTCGAGACTCCATCTCGATGTTCCGCACCAAGTCTTCCCGGATAGACGCAACGTCAGTGTCACCGTCTTCAGACGGAACAATCTTAATTGCCTTCCGGCTTTCCCGCCAGTCACCGACCAACTGAGCCGTGAACTGGGGGATGGTATTGACTACCAGACAGGGAAGACCCTTGCGTTGCAGAAGCACTACAGGGTCCCATTGCTCACCAGCAGCAAACCGTAGGTCGTCGATAGCTTCGTACCGGTTGATGCGGTCATAGTCCACATCGTGCTGGTAGTTCTGCCTCATGTCCTTGAGGAACGCTTCCTTACTATCAAAGCCTTCCGGGACATAGTTCTTGTTGATGGGCTCAGCATCAATTAGATCAGGGCGGCGAAGATTCTGAGTCTTCTTACTGACCTTCTCCATATTGATATTGTCGGCTCTCGACATTAGGCCATCCATCCTAGCGGGGTTTCACGTACAATCTCGTACGTCTGAATTTCTTGTCGTGTTTTATCGATTACGTTGGGGTCTTCAGACACAATCCGTCGACCCGTAATCTTGTCAAATATCTTGGTCAGACCCCAAACCAGTGCGTCAACGCGGTCAGGCGACCCATTGCTGATAGACCGAATATTGTCTATCGAGAACATGCACATTTGGTCTTCTAGGGCGTCGAAACGTCCCACATGGTGAATCCGCCCCTGCTCATAAAGAGCAGAGATAGGTTCAGCACGCACAACCTTGCCGCGGCTAGCGTGGACGAGTTCCACAGGAATAGCTCTATCCACGGCTCGCAGAGTGCTAAGCACCATATCTCCACCTTGGTTCTTTTCTGCGACAATCTTGTCAGCAGACCAGAAGCGATAGAGGCTAACTGCTTTACGGGCCCAGTCTTCTGGTGACCCCCGGATCGTTCCATCTTCTAGTACGTACCCTCGTGCGTATCCATCTTTGTCGCGGGCCAGACCCACAACAACAATCCCGTGCTCATCCGACCCTTCATTATTACTGACGGCGGGGTCGACTGCAACGTACACTCTTTCCAGGTCCGTCGGGACCTCTTTGAGTCGGGTGGCGTCGATTGAATCCCGATTCCAGAGCGCCCCGGGGATGTCCCCCAGAATCTCACCTTCCAACTCTTGGCGACCGAGACGAGTCCCCCCGTACCTGTCGTAGAGCTGCTTGACTGTGTTGGTTGCGAGGTTGGACTTATTGTCCAGTGTGGAGCCTCGGGTGACCACTGTGTCTTTATCCGCCATCAATTTCTTGATGAGGGGCAGGGGTCGGGGTGTGGTTGTAACTAGCGCCTGTGGGTGCTCGCCAAGGCGAAGACCGAATTGAAGCTGATCCCACGTTTCTTGCATGTAGCGGAACTTGGCCAGCTCGTCAACCCATGCAGCATGATGCTGGGGACCACGAAGCTGATCGGGCTCGGTAGCGTTGTACACCCACGCCTTTGCCCCGTTGGGCCAGGTTAGACACCTATTGGTGGGTGACCATTCGGGGCGGTACTCTTTGGGGTGGCAGGCGAGGATACCGCTGTCACCAAGGACCATAACGTCTCTGGCGTCAGCGGCGGTTTCAGCGACGAGGGCGATCCGGGCCCACTTGGCGGGGCTACTTGACATTGGTGTTGATCCACAGACATTCTCTCGAATCCACTCCGACCCCATTCGGGTCTTGCCAAATCCACGACCGGCCAACACGAGCCAGTTATTCCATTCACCCTCTGGGGAACGCTGGTTGGGTCTAGCCCAGAAGTCCCAGTGCCACCGAAGCTCAGCTAGCTCCGCCTCGTTCAGGGAACTCAAGAACGTTTGACGTTCCGTTTCGCTTAGCGAGGCTAGCAATTCTGCTGGTGAAATCTGCGACATTTTCTCTCACTTGCTGTTCGTGTTTGATTGCCTCCCCGTCTGGGCCAGAGATTTCCTGACGTTCTTTCCAGAGGGCAATTGATTTACCTGCAAGCTCAATAGCGCGGAGACACGCTTGAGGGTTGTCGGCTTGGGTGTCTTCGATGATATTCATCAATTTGGTGATCAGATACTCAGCCTTCACCTCGGCCTTTTCAGACCGCTTGGCGAGACGTTGTGCGATCTCTGCACGGATCAGGGGATGTTGCATCAACTCTGTTGCGTGGCGGGTCGGATTTACTGTCTTATAAGACCCCAATTCAACGGCCTTAGTGGCATTCATATGTATCATGTACAGGTCTACAAACTCAACCATTTTTGGAGTGAGTTTCTTACCCTTTGTCCCGCGGCTTACGGCACGACCATCAGTTACAGACAGAAAAGGCAATTTTGCGGGCTCCCTTCGGGGATAGACACCAAACGTCATCCAATCCCAGTATTAGTATTATACTCTATTTAGACACAAAAGTCAACAACTAAATTCAATATCAGCCGCGCAGCGGCTATGTTACTTTAAAGTGTCTCTTAGAGAGATATAATATTATATGTTTTGATTATATTGTTTATAATTATAGCTCTTTAACAGACTCTCTAAGAGATATTATACTACTTTCCCCCGCCAATGTCAAGAGAAATCGTACGGAAAAACACGGAAATGTACACTCCCGCCCCAAATATTTTATAAAATCAGAAAGATAGCTATGGTCACCGCTAGAGTCACCGCGACTTCATGGGCCCCCCGGGGACCCCCCCATATATACATGGGAAGGGGAACAGAACGGGAACAGATAACAGAAGCGTGATAGCTGAAAAAAGCGCTTGCAACCCCGAACAACATGGGGTAGCTTGTGATGGTCAAGCCGAGATAGGCACTGACCTAGTAGGGCCATCAGGACCACTAGAGCGTAACGCAAGGGGACACGTGAGATGGGCAAGCGCCTTAATCCACAACGCCGACGCGAGCTTAAAGAGCGCCAATTGCTCTTGGCTATCCGCAATGCTGTCAACCCATCGTCATACGATGAGACGGTACGGATACGCAGCGCGGGCCTTCCGACGGCCTTGTGGGGTTCATCCGCAGGTCTGGAACGTGGCTTACTTCACGGTGAAGCGAATATGGTGACATATAAGCAACACAAGCGGAGAAAGCCCACGCCAAAGGGCGGAGTAGTCAGCAAGGCGGGTATAGACGTTGCATTCCCGCACACGATACCCGACAAGGTGTCAGCCACCGCCATCCCCGCGTCTAAAGACGTGAGGCGCATTAGTCGGCCAAATAAAGTCGTCCCCAAGACGAAAAAGGTCTGGTCAGCCTCTTGACGCTAGGTTCAAGATGGGTCATACTTCGAGTGTGATCCATAATGAGCTTATCGCTCTAAAACATAATTAAACTGGGTCCATTAGGACTACGGCCGGAGGCATTCGCACCTTTGGTGACCGACACGGGGTCAGTAACCGACAGCTCGCATTGCGGGTCTAGGTGAACGCCTCTACAGGTTGGTCATCAGTAGGGCTTCGGTGAAGGGGGCATGTGCTAGGCCCGGCGGATTTATACAATCCGTTGGTTCCCCTGGCAGTAGCACGCCTGGGGTCTAACAAGCCACAGGTGTGTGTCAAACGTGCCGGAAGTCGTCGGTAAGGACCAGTCCGCGAGGATACTAAGGACCGACGCAAAGTAACACGTTAGTGTTACGTTGAACGGCTCTCTACAGGAGTACGTTCAATGAACCCATATCGCACATACAAATTCGCGTTGTCCGGTGACGCTCAGAACTTCTGGCGTAACTTGGAGTCCAGTGGTTACAAAGCCACTGATATGTCCACTCAATGGACTAAAACCCACATTTACATCCACATCTGGGTCGAGTGCCCTAGTGTGTCCGCATGACAACGAATGTTCGTCTGTTGATCGTCTATCGCGAAAAGCCGGATAGCAAACTACGCTACATTGGCCCTTTCGCGTCTCAGACCTACGTTGATCGGTGTCTGGCAAAGCTGCCTCCCGGTCACTTCTCCGCAGTCAAGCTACTTGAGCAATGGCAATAGCCACAACCCTGGGAGCCGTTCTACGCAACACTAACGTTGCGAGTGACATCTTCGACAAGATGTCCATTGGAACCTCGAAGGGAACCTCAAATGGCTGTCAATCTCAAGAATGAAAATGCCGAAGCTGACCTGGTCCTCCTGTCCAAGGAAGTGATCAAGTCTAACCAAGACATCATTCGGACCAATGTCCTCAGTCTTGATCGCCTTGTCCATGACAATGCGGTTCAATGTCTGCTGCATTGCTCTATTCACGGTGACACGTCTCTGATGACCCGTCTGCTGACCGATATCATCGACAGTAAGACTGGCTATCGGCGTCAGGGTCTCATTAACTGGATGCGCAAGTTCAGTCCGATGGAACTTGACGGCAAGAAGATCGTTCTGTCTGGTACGGACGGTCAAGGCAACAAGCGCCCGTTCAAGATCGCCGAAGCCAATGCCACGCCGTTCTGGACTGACAAGGACAACAACGAGCGCGTCGCCAAGCCAGTCTTCAAGGACACACTCATGTCCAAGATCGACACCGCCTACAAGGAATTTATGGCGGCTATCGAGAACACTGCCAACGGCAAGGCCATCGACGTGTCCAAGCCGTTCTACGACGGTATTCACTCGGACAAGATGACCGATTTCTTCACCGCCATCAAGTCCATGCGGGACGAACTGCCCGCGGATGAGACTCTGGCTGTCCGCAAGGCGCAAGCCAAGCAGCAAGAGCTGGCGGAGTTCGTGAAGGCCAACGGTCAGTCGGTCAACATCGCCGCCTAACCCCTAACGTATTAGCGCCCATCAATTAGCGTTGGTGGGCGTTTTTACAGACTCACTCAGTTTCGGTCTGTACTCAATTAGGCACACCCACACGCTTTCAGAGCCCCGGTGAGTGGTTGTGTCTAATTGAGTGCAAGTCTGCGCCCTCATTGGTAATTTAGGCTCGGTGAGTCCTGCAGTGGCCATACGCCTATAAGGTGTTGGTCGAGTCCTGGTAATTCCGTAGCTCGGTTACAATACGGCTAGAATACTTGCACTCAACTCAAAAGGAGTCTAAGTAAAATGGAACAACGCAAGCTCGATTGGTGCAACGTCAAAAGTTCCAATGTTGACGCTGTTGCCTACCACCACCCAACGGGCACTCTGTGTGTCAAGTTTCGGTCTGGTGGACTGTACTCATACTCTAACGTGCACCCGACAGACTTCACCAATCTCGTTGGTGCTGACAGCGTTGGTCGCTACATGAACAATGTGATCAAGGCGTTGTATGAGTATCAGCGGTTCGAGGTCGAGGACGACTTGCTTCGGTCTCTCAGCATATGATTCCGTGTCTGATACTCGGAGATAGCATCGCACAGGGGGTCGCTCAACAGCTTCCGCTATGCAATAGCCATGCGATCAAAGGAGTGGCCTCAGCGGCCTTCCTACGAGGCTGGCGACCCCCTCAGGAGCCAGTTGATCTGGCAGTTATCAGCTTGGGCAGCAATGACGACCCGCCAAAGCATTTAGCGGACAATCTTACTGCCCTTCGCAGAGAGTTTTCAGTGGCTCGTGTGGTCTGGATCATTCCGGCCATCGGGGCTGAGCGCCAAAAAGCGGTTCGGTCTGTTGCCACTGTGTTCGGTGATAGTGTCATCGAGCTTCAAGGTCGCCATCTGACTCGTGATGGTGTTCACCCTACA